TTGTATATCCATCTGCCCCGCTTTGCGCCTGCACATTAACAATAAAAAGTTCCGACTCTGTTGAACCTCCGCCACCTATAACCTGACCATCATAGGTCGGCTCGCCGTCTGACTCCGCAAATTTATCAAGCACCGCCTTGTTATCATGGTCGTGCCGTACGGCAGTGTTAAGCGCGATTTCGGCGGCGAGGCTGTGCGAGAGCCGCTCTGTGCCGTCCGGGATTGACACCTTTGCAGTGCCCGTTATCACAGGCGAATAGCCGACTATCTCGCCCGCTCCGAATGCGACGAGCTGCGCTGCCATGTTGCCCGGCTCGGGCACAACATCGCTTGTAATTTTGACAGTAACATAGCCGTCCGCAGGAGTCAGTAGCTCGGTTTGCAGATACTCGCCGACTGTGGACTCAAAATAGACTCTGTAGCTGTCCGCGCCCTCGAGCTCTTTGGGCACAGGCAAGGCAAGCAGAGTAAAATTATTTTCGGCGCGGTAGCCTACGTCGTAGCCACGCGGGCGGGCATAATCAACCGTTATCGTTCTTGTCTGCATCTTTTTCCGCCTCCCCATTCTCGCCCTCCACGGGCGTTTTTTCGAGTTCTGAGAGCATATCGGACAACAGTTCGATTTTGCCGCAGATTTTCGCAAGCTCGAGCTTGTTGACTTCGAGCTGCTGCATTATTTGAGAGTTGTGCTTCTGCAAGGCGTCGCCCTGCGCTTTGACTTCTGCGATTTTCTGTTCAATTTCGGTTTTTGTCATAATAGCCCCCTAAGCGAGTTTTTTGTAGTCGCCGCTGTCGTTAAATTCGGCATACAGTCCGGTGGTGTCTAAAAATAGTCGTCCGGTGTAACCGCCGCCGGAAGTAAGCTTTAAAGTCATGCCCTTTCCGTTTGTTCCGCTCGAGTAGATTTCAATTCGCGCCGGAACCGTGCCTTTGGTGTTGTTGACGATTTGCAGCAGTGCGCTCGCGTCACTCGTAGCACCAAGCTCCGCGCTTACATCGTTCGCGCCGTTTGGTGCATGCGCGATAAACCCGATGGCGTCGCCGCCTGCAGCAACGCTTAAAGGCTCGTTGACCTCGACTTTTTTGCGAAATCTTGCGTTATCTTTTTCTATCACGGCATAATCGGTGTTCCAATGGTTTACAAGCGTGGCGTTTTCTGCTTTCTCGCCAAATCGAAAACCGTTTGATGTAACGCCAAGCGCGGCGGCAGGCTTCGGCGCGGCGAGCGTCGCATAAAACTTCGTGCCAATCAGCGTATTGTTAATGTCAAAGTACTCATAATTTGCGCCGGTTTGCATATTTGTGGTGTAATACATCTGCAAATATCCGCTTGACAGGTCGGTCTTAAATCCGCTGTTTTCTATTGACAGCTGACCGCCGTCAAGGTTTATATCGCCGCCAGTGATGTTGATATCAGAGGCTTCGATGTGTCCGGTGTCCAAGTTAAAAGAAAACTTCCCAGTCGGCGACGAAAGGATATCCGTCGTGATATAACTCGCGGAAATCTTGTTTGCGGCAATGCTTCGGATAACCGCGTCACCGTCTTTTGATACACCGTACTCCCAGTTCGGGGATCCGTTGTTCCAACCGTTATTAGTCCAGGCATAACCGCCGGCGTTGCGGCAGTAGATAGTGTTGCTCCCCTCGAGCGTAGGCTTGTCATGGTAATAGGTTATAACCGCGCCGTTGCTGTCCGCTTTACGCGTGACATATAAGCCCATGCTGTTTGCGATGGTCTCGTTCAGCGCGAGGGTCGCCTGTTCGTAGTCGTTGATTTGCGCCGCCTGCTGTGCGCGGGTCTGCTCGAGTACCGCCCGCTGCTTCGGTGTAAACGCGCCCATTGTGGCATATCCCGACTGCGTTGCCGTTTCGCCCTTGCCCTCGAGCTTCGTGCAGCGGTTTTGTGACTGCCACTTGACATTTGTCAGCACGACCTTTTTCGTCCCCTGCGCCGTCTCAAACTTCATAATATCAAGCGGTCTAAGGTGCGGAAACGAGTGCGTAGTGCAGGACATCGGAGTGTATGTAAGACTGCACCGTGCGGTTTTAAGCTCCGTTGCCAGTGTGCTGAGATTCATATCACTCTGCGCAAGAAGATTGCCCTCAATGTTAAAGGCATAGTCCTTTGTGCCTGCGAGGTATTCAGTCTTGTTCTCGTCGTTTCCGACGATACGCACACCGGAAAACACGATGCTGTTTTCGGCGAAATCGGTATTGCCGGAAGTAAAACGATCCGAAGCTTTTATCACCGTGTGCTTGGCATTTGTCGCATACCACCCGCCTGTCAGCTTGCCGTCATAGTCAATATACAAGCTCACGCCCATGAGCTCCGCAGCCCAGACAAGCACCTGACGATAGGTCAGGTTGTCCGCCTCCGGGCGTTTCGGTATCGACACACCCCGATGCAAAGTGTTCGTCGGAAGCTTCTGCGACACCCCGCACTTTGTGCAGGCATCGGCGACTATCTGATACAGCGTTGCAGGATAGGCAAGCTCAGTATCATAGGCTCGGTTAAACTTCGCCATGCGGTCATAAGCCGTTATTTTGATGCTCCGGAGCTTGCGCGGAGGGCTGTCCACCGTGTAATAGCCGATAGGCACCGTCTCCGTTGTCGAGCCCGTTGAAAAGCTTGTAGTGACATACAGTTGTGCGCCCTCGAACACCTTGTCGTCAAACGCGCCGTCGGTATTCTCAAGAGTAAAACTCAGCTCTGACATACACGCCGAGCCCAAATCAAGCTTACTGCCCGTGACGCTCGACCAGTCCACCGTTACCGCGCCGATGATGTCTTTGTCGGTAATATTAAATGCCGTGCCTTTTGTAGGCGTACAGAGGATATTGACGGACTGCACCACATCCTCTCGCAGAGCAGCAAGCCCGGCAGAAGTTATTGGATACATAACATCACCCCTTTCGCGCCACGATTTTAAAGGTCACATTGTCAACAACATTCAGACTGCTGTTGTACAGCGGCGCACTTCTGTTGCCGACATAAAACTCTTTTGTTACATATCCGCCCTCGAGCATATTTAAGTACTTGACCGTTATATACTCCGGATTGAACATTTTCAGAATCTTGCTCGCGTTCGCTATGGACAACCCGGAAAATTTAAGCGTTACCGCGTCGGTCTGTCCTATGCGCTTTTTGTGCATGACGACATCTTCGGTACGCCCCGCGTCGCTGGCCGAAGCGTCCTCGAGTTCCCATTTATATCCGTCCTCCGAGTCAGGATATACCGGCATAGTTACGCCGTCCACGGTAGCTATCGGATTGTCGCCGGGATTAAAAGCGGTTGCCACTGCTGTTCACCTTCTTTCTTGACATAAAAAATGAAATATGATAGATTAAAAAGAAAAGGGAGAAATTCTGATGAAAAAATTTATTGCTTTACTTATCGCAGGTATTATGCTGATTGGGCTCTGTGGATGCGGCAATTCTACAACCACCAACTCCCCCACTACTCCAGATAATATCAGCAAAGTAGATTTGCCGAATAACCATTACGGCGAGGGAATGTACAAGGTTGGAAAAGACATTCCCGCCGGAGAATACTGGATAATCGCCACAGAAAAAGATTATTCAGGATATTTCTGTGTGTCGTCCGACAGTTCCGGAGATTCGATTATTTTTAACGAAAACTTTGACACTTGGGTTTATGCCACTGTCAAGGACGGCGAATACATAGAAATTACACGGGCAGAAATGTGTCCCTCGGAAAAAGCTCCGGACATGCACTTCAACAGTTCCGCCGTGCTCGAAGGGGTTTATAAGATTGGAAAGGATATTCCCGCCGGAGAGTACAAGCTCGTTGCCACTGAGGCGGGAAACGACGGTTATTACGCCGTGCTGTCAAGTTCGTACAATTACGGCGATAATATCGTTGCTAACGATAACTTCAGCAACAATGCATATATCACTGTCCAAGACGGACAATATTTGCAGATTTCCAGAGCACTTGGTGAAAAAGTGGACTGACGCAATATTACAAAGGAAAAGCCCTCTCGATTGAGAGGGCTTTTATTCGTTTATCGGAATGATTACTTTACCGGCACGCATGTTGACATTTCTAAGCTCGTTTACAATATCACCGCGCTCGTTCATAACGACAATCGTTACGGTTCCGCCATTGCTTCGTTCCATAGCTCTTTCAACACCGCGCTCAACACCCGAAGAAACACCGTCCACAATTTGGCTGTTGTTGGCAACTGCCGTCCTGCCTCCGATTTGTCCAACCATCTCGGGGCCGCTCTCTCGAGCAATAAAGAGTTGTCCGGTATCAGGATATCCGCCGGATGCATACTGCTGTGCCCCGGTAGATCGGGTTTTTACTGTCACATCGCAGCTTACACCGTTTATATTGTTGATGTTATTTTTAAGCTTGACGAGCTGATCCGAATAATACTTCGTCTTTTTGCTTGCGTCATCCATTGCAGCAGACGTGTTCTTAATAGCCTTGCGTGACTGTTCCAAAGCGTCTTCGGCATGTTCGACTTCTTTTTTAAGAGCTCGATATTCCGGACTAAGCTTTTGCGATATCCAGTTCGCGACATCACGAAAGCCACCTGATACGCCCTGATTTTTCTTGTCAAGTTCTGCCGCCTTTTCGTTTAACTTATTTTGTGCCTCGGCAAGCCTATCTGACGCAACCTTGTAATTGTCAGTCGCCGTCTTGTTGTCAATTGTTGCTTGATAAAAGGCTTTGTATGACTCAGTCAGAATGTCTTGTATTGCAGCCATTTCGGCCTGTTTCTTCAAAGCCTCTATGACCCCGTAAATTGAGTCCTTAGTCTCCACAACTACGCCTTTGGTCTCGTCGATACTCAAATGCAATCCGTCGATATTCATAGCATTCAGAGTGTCGACCTTGACGCGCATCAAGTCCATTTCATAGGCGGACTTATTTGACTTTTCGCTCAGCTGATATATCTCGTCGGTGAGCATTTTAACTGCACCGTACTCCGCACTGACGGTGTTCAATCCCTCTATCTTCTGATTAAGACCATCCATATTTTCCTTTGTTCTTTGGATGATTGCCTCAGAGGATGCGATGTTTTCTGACAACACCTTATAGGCATCGGAGGATTGATAGGTCTTTTCTGCAAGTTCATCTGCACCCTGTTCAAAACCTATGATGGCTCCCGTGATTGCACCAATTGCCGCGACGACCAGTCCGGCCGGACCCAACGCCGCATACATAGCCACTGCAACGGCAGTAAGTCCTACTGCCATAACCGCAAGTTTCGCTTTGGCGTCTTCTGCGCCCGCGCCGAATGCCTTAAAAGCGGATTTTGCCATTGCCAGCGATGCCGCGAATCCCGCCGCGCCTATCATCGCTTTTTGAGTTGCCGACAAACCCGTTCGGAACTGTTTCAAACTGTCTTTGGCTGCGCCCGCAGCTTTCTTCCATCCATAACCTAACGCCTGTGCTGTGCTTCCTCCGGTCTCCTTTATCCACGAAAAGCTTTCAGCAAAAGTAGAGACAACTCTCAGCCCCTTAAAGCTATTCCACACACCTTTTGCGCCGGAGTACCACTTACTCAGAACCTTTACGCCGAAAGCGGCGGCCGCGCCGGCTGCAGCTCCTTTTATCACCGGCTCAAGCGCAGAGACTGTGGATTTCACTTTTTCAAGCTTCTGCTTCAGCTTCTCTGCGCGTTCTGCAAGCTTCGGGTCAATAACACTGTCAGCGTTGGAAAATGGGCTCTTAAAATTGTTCCCCCCGCTCGATACCGTTGTGCTGCTTCCGCCTCCGCTGCCGCTATCAGATCCTGTATCCGGCGTTCCGAGACGATTGATTTCATCGATGCCGAGCAAAGCGTTCTTATAATCCTTTGCCTTTTTCGCCGCGCTGCCGAGGTTTGTGGACACTTGCTGTGTGCTGTTGGCAAGTTTAGATGTGTTTGATGATGTCTGACTCGTTGCACTTGACGTGCCAAACAATATGGCCATGACTTGCCCGGCTTTTTCGGCGAGGGCGGTCAATCTTTCAAGCAACGCCGTGACATGCGGAATACACTGCTGCAAAGCCGGCGCAAACATCGACCCGAGCGCGCTTGACAACATTTTTGTCTGAGCTTTCAAAGCAGCCTGCGCTCCTGCGAGGGTGTTCGCATATTTCGCGGCATCTCCGGTTTGGAATGCCGTCTCCCGCATGATGCCCTGTGTCGTAGCTATGCGCTTTTCTGCGTCGGTCAGCGTTGCTGCAGTCTTGCCTATCGATGCCGCATATTCATCCCATATAACGGACAGATTTTTTGTAACACCGGCATTGTCGACAAGAATGCTGTTTTCGTTTTTGATACCTTCGGCTGCGCTCTTGATGGCTTCGCCCATCGTCATACTGCCCTGACGGTTAAATGCCGCCGAGTCTTTCAGGTTGGTCAGTATGGACTGTGTCTGCTCGTCGGAATACCCTGCCGCCGCGAGGCTCTTATACGCGGTGTAAGCGTCCATCATCGGTATAAGACCGTCTTTAGTGTACGATTTAAGCCACGCTTTCGCGGCGTTCAGGTCTTTTCCCTGCGCGGTCAATATGCTCGACAAGCCCATCTGCGCGGCTTCGTTTTCCGCATATGCGTCCGTCAACTTCTTGACCTCGCTTACTACTTCCCGTATGACCGCAACGGCAGCGGCCGTTTTTAAGCCTGTAAAAAGCTTTCCGACACCCGCTCCCGTGCGCGTTGCCTGCTGTTCAAGCGACCCTAGCCCCTTGTTCGCCTTATCAATCTTGGCGTTAAAGTCCTTGGTGTTTGCTGTAATCAGCACTTGCAGTTCTTCAACTGTCATTTTTTCTCACCTGCCCTGTGCCTTGCGGCGTTCTTTGATTTGGCATAAGCGGACATCCGAGCTTTGATTACCATCCACCCGGTTTGCTGCATGCCGAAAGCTGACGGGAACGCCTTTTCAAGCGTAGGATATTTTTTCGGGTCGTTAAACGCAAAAGAATCAAGCTGTCCGAGATTCCATATCAGCTGCAATTGCCATTTGCGCCGCTCGTTTTCTGCCTTTTGCCTTGCGGATATGAGATCCTCAACCTCTCCGGCCGACATGCTCCAGAATTCGTCCGGGGTTATCCCGACCGCAAAAGCGCGAGGTTTGAGATCCGCGACCCACTCGGTCGCCGAGGAGAAGATTACTCTATCTCCTGCTCCTCGTCCTCCCGCTCCATGTCCGCTATCTGTTCCGGTGTAAAAAAACCGGACACCTTCATAATGCCGAGGAATGTGTCCGCTCTGTCCTCGAGGGTAAAGCCCTCGGCTTCAAGCGCATCGATGAGCTCATATGTCTTGGGGAGCGTCATATTCGCCTGGTATTTCTGCAGCGCGCCCCAGAGGGTCACTGCAAAGACCTTGGTGTATGCCAGCTTGTCAAGAGCTTCAAGCAGGCTGCAGCCTATACGGTCTTCCACTTCGATTTTCGTTGCCGTCGTGAGCTTGAGCTTGTACTCCTTCTCGCCGGCGGTCAATCTATAAAAAGGTGCATTACACGCAGTAAGCATAGTTGTTGTCTCCTTATTTTAAATTTTCGGCGGAGTTTCCCCCGCCGATGTGTTCTTTAGCCGCCGGACGAGGTATATTCCTCTATATCCGACGATGGAGTGATTTTTGCAGTAAAGGTCAGCGCCTCTGCGACGCCCTTTCCGGGCATCGAAAGTGACACTCTGCCTGTCCATGTGAAACCGGAACCGTCCGGGAACAGCAGAATAAAGGTCTTGTCTGCATCCTTAGCTCCCTTGAGGGTCGCCCAGTTCGTGCCGGTCTTCATACCCTCATAGCCGAAAGTAAACGCCATATCCCCGGGGTCGGAAAGCCCGGGCTTATACTTTCTCTGCGTGTCCTTCATCGTGGTCACGTCGATTTTGTCCGATTCGCCGAGCATATCGGGAAAATCAAGCAGACCGGGAACTTCAGCTGCCGCTTCTGCGCTCGCGCCCATTTCCAGAATCACGCCTATAGAAGTCTGATAATCTTCCATTTGTACTTACCTCCTTATTAACTGCGGTAAAACCGCTTCGTGTTGTTGTCGTAGACTCCGTTATAAAGCAGGACGGTGCGGTATAACACCGTACCGTCCTGCTGTTCGTCCTCAAGGTGGTTAGGACTGCCGCGAAGCAGACCGAGGCGGAGCATTGCATCGTCAACTTGTCTCTCGACCTCGTTTCTGCCCTCCGGCGTAGCCATCCACACCTGAATCTGCACGGCGATCCGGGAAAAGTGGTCCGGACGCGAAGAGGATGGCATTTTAACGGAGTTATCCATCTGCTTTATCAAACCGTGCCGTTCAAAGCTCTGCGGATATTCCGCAGACCATTTCACGCCCGGTACGGCGAGTGAAAGCACATCATAAGTCACCTGTTCGATATCAACCATTTTTCTGACCGCCTTTACGATTTATTTCCTGCTGTATCGCGCGCTTATAGCACTCGAGTATTGCCTCGCGATTGTTTATAAGCGCAGGATAGAGATACGGCTGCGCCTTTTGTCCGCTTATCATTCGCCAGCCGACACCAGGGATTTTGCCGCGCCACTTGTCCGCCTTGTAATGGATCCCGCCCGGGAGCTCATAAGTATATGTGCCGTTACCTTTAGGACCCGTACCGAATTCCACATAGGCGGCGTATTCAACATTGGTCAATACGCTGCCGATATGCTTGCTACCCTCGCGCTTGTAGTCGGTATGCAGCGACGCGCGCAAATTGCCGTTATCTACTGGACACAACTCTTTTGCGCTGTTGTTGACTATTCGCGCCGCCTCGCGCGTGCCGTTTGAAATAGCGGTATCAGTGCCGCCGAGCTTTGCGAGCTTTTTAGCCAGCTCGCCGAGACCCTTAATTTCAATGCTCATCGGCTCACCGCCTTGCAAAGATACAGCGTGTGGCTGTCGTGCGGCTGGATCTCGGTAATTCGGTAATAAGCGCCGCCGTGTTTCACATAGTCACCCTTTTCAACGGCGAGCGTATCGGATGTTGAAAAAGTGGCGTCTTTGTTGCACTGCAGCCCCCATTCCTGCGCCTGCATAGCGTCGGTAACGAGTCGGAAGTTGACAGTAAAAGAGCCCGCAGGTGTTTCTGCGGGCTTCACTGTTTCACTGCCGAGCGTTCCCGTCTGTTTGACGGCTTTATAATGCTCGACTGTTTTGTCCTGGAATACGGCGCGCTGTGCGCGTCTGAAGGCGTCGGGGATCTTCACCAGAAAAGCCTCCTCCACTCATTGAGCATCGCCTTTTCGCTGTCGCTCAGCTCCGCCGCCGTGGCGAGGTCTGAGTCGCTGTGCTTAAAGCTCACGCTCTGGTCGCCGTCCGTTATGCTCGCGACGGTCTGCGCCGCATCGGTAGAGCCCGGCTGCTGCGTGCGGTAACGCTGCGCGGCTATCTCCGCCACAAGCAGATCAAGACCGGGGACAAGCTCATGCCGCTTGGTATATCGCAATACCTTGGACTCGACGCTATCCAGCAGATACCGGGCAGCCGGCAGCGACATTTCCTTACCCAACATCACGCGCATCCGGGCTATGAGGTCGGCCTTGTTCTGCTCCGTCATATCAGCCCACCAGCCTTGCAGTCATGTCGCTGTCAAGGGTCTTGACGCCGTACAGGATATCGAAGCTGACGCGGTCGGTCTTGTGCTTGATGTCGTAGTCATATACAACCCTGATAGCAAGACCGTTCCTGCTCGACGCAATAGCCGCATTATTCGCGCCCATAGGCAGCTCAAGCTGACGGGTAACGAGTGCAAGGCCGTTGCGGTGGAATGCGAGGGAATGGGTCGTTTTGACGAGATATACCGTAACCGCCGCATCCGAAGCAATGGTGCGATGGATAGGCTGGTCTATCGCGACCTCAGCGACCGCGCTGCTTGCGGCAGTTGCATCGGCGGCAAATCTGTAAAGATAGCCGTCGAGGATAAAGCCGTCGCCCTTTTTAAAGGTGCCGGTCGCCGCAGTGACATCCGAGAGTGCGACCTTGGTCGCGCCGGCGGTGCAGGAGACTTTTGCAGCGGTCGCAGTGCCCGCAGTTGCCGCGAGGGTATCGGGGGCATTCTGCGACATATAGGTGTCAAGACCATAGATAGAGCCGAGCTCTGCTGAGCGCAGGGCGTCGGAATTGCCTGCATATGCGACCTTTGAGAGGTTTTCCGTGGTCAGATAGCGATACTTGTGCGTCGGATTGACGAGAAGTCTGCGCTGCTGTATCGGTACGCCCTTGAGGTCAAATGCCTTGGCAATGTTGGCAATGTCCTTGAGGTCGGCCGCGTTCGCGGTGCCGCTCACGGTGTTGCCGGCGTTTGCGATGCCTTCGGCGATAATATCGCTGTCGATGGCCTGGGATATGGCCTGCACCGCAGGAGATATGATCTGCTCAGAAAATGACTTGATGTCGAGGGTCATTTCCTTGGAAGTGACCGGAACGGTGACATCGCGGAAATGGTCAAGGGTCACCTTGACGCTGCCCTCGTTCACATTCTGGTCTACGGTCTCGCCGACGAAGTTCTTCGCGGAAAACTTCGCGGGCTTGCGGATGGTGATAGTATCACCGACGTGTGCGAACTCCTTGGAATAGTCCTTGTGAACAAGGTCGGCAGCAACGAGATTGTTCTCGAGCACCATAAGAGCCTCGTTCGCGACTATCTGAGGAGTCAGAAATTTGTTTGACATTTGTTAAATCCTCCGTTTTTACTGATTTTTGCGCCAATTTACATAATCGGCATAGTTTTCGGGGGCTTCGCCCGGTTCGGGGTCTCCGCCTCCGTGGTCGGGGTCTCCGCCCCTCTGTCTGGTTTCGACTTTGTCAAAGAGATAGGCGTCGCTTTCTCTGATTGCTTTAAGCTGATCGTCAAAGCCCTCGAGCTTGCCGTCTTTGTCGAGCTTCACGCTGCCGGGCGTTATCAAAGCTTTTATCGCTCTTGCGTTCTTGCCCTTGGCGGCTGTAATAGCGGCATCGATAGCGGAGTCAAGCTTCATGGCGGCGATATCGCTGTCATACTTAGCCTTAGCCTGCTTGTTCTCGTTCTGCAGCTGTGTAATCGTTGCCTGCAGCCCGGCGGTATCAACCTTTTTGAGCTCTTCAAGCTGACCGTCCCGCTCTGCTATCTGACCCTCAAGGTTCTTGACCTTGTCGGACTCGGCGCGAAAATCTGCTTTTGAAACAAAGTTCTTGCCGATATAGCTCGCTATCTTCTTGTCGATGTCCTCGGTGTGTGCGTCGCCTAAAATGTCTTTAAGCCAGTCCATGTCTGTCCTTTCCCGCGCTCCCTTTTTACTTGGCCAGTCCCAATATTGCGCGACACCATTTTGCTCCGGGTGGCGGATAAATTTGGATATAAAAACAGCGCTTTGCATTTGACTGCAAAACGCTGTAATTATTATGTTGTGATATGACAAAACCGCCTCGCTTTCGCTTGGCGGCTTGTTATTTATTATTGATCCTCTTCGTCAAGAGTATCTTTTCCGAAAGCTTTTATATAGCTCTCGGTGAGGTCTTTTATGATAATCGGGGCTTCTTCCTCGTCCAGTATTCCGTCGAGGCGACCTTTGAGCAAATCCTCATAGTAGAGATAGAGCTCATCGCTCATGGCTTCGCTGAGATCGTTGTTGTCCACTTCCCACTTTATCAGCGGAAGTACCGCGTTAAGGCGCTCAGCTTCTTTGAGGATATCCTGATCGAATTCTGTAAGATATGAGTTTTCGAGCAAATCCCCCGTTTTCGGCTGTATACCCGTGCTTAAACGGCTTTCAAGAAAATTTTTTGCCCACTGATAATCAAGGTCATACTTCATCTTTTTCTCATCCTTTCTTTCCAAACATTTCCTTCAACCTTTTTGTTTGAGATAACATTTACCTCAACATCCGGGTATAGTTCTTTAAATTGCTGCATTACCCCTTTACAGCTATCGCACATTCCGCGTTCGGAAAGCATACATATCTTTTTAAAAGGGCTCGCTTCATACAAATCGGCGAAGAACTCGAAGAGCTTTGCTTCAGTATCATTGTAGGTTTCTTTTCTTATTGTTCCGTCCATTTTGGGAACATCTATATATTTAAAGCGGCGAGCTTCTTTAAGTAAAACTAATTTTCCGGTTCCTTTATATCCTCTGCTATCTTCCACTTTGGATATAGCGCTATGCGCATAATACATATTGTCAAAATCATCATCGATATATGCACCGGCAATGTTTCCGCTTCTTTTAAATCCGCTTGTAAATTTCAGTCGCTTCTCATAAATAACCTTTTTATCAAACCGTAAGATTTCATCAGTAGATAAATTGCCTGAATCTATCTTGTATTGATTCACCAAGCGGTATTGCCTCTTGAGCGTCTTCCACTTCTCAGGATCATTATACTTTATTTTTAAGAATTCATCAAGAGAATCCGGCACATTTTCTTTTAAGACTGCCGAATACCGCTCGAACTGGTCTCTGTTGTAGGAGGACACTTGTGTCAAAGTCTTGGGCGGGTAATATTTAAGCTTCCCGGTAAGAGGATTTATATTATCCGCAAGCCACTCCTCATATGTCGTTTCTGCCGGAATAAGCACCGTTTTCCCGGTCTCGGGATCCAATGCCCGGCGTTTGAGTTCAGCTCGGTTTTGTCCCTCTATGACTGCCGTCGTAGTACAACGGTCATTCGGATGGAGCGGCGGATAGTTTATGCCCTCTTTCGCTTCGGAGACCGGAAAAGTCTTGCCGTCTAAAGCGCCGCAGACATCGCAGGTGCGCCCGTCAAGGGTGGCGAGAAATCTGTATTCCGTTATGCCTTCCTCTTCGTATGCCGCTTTTTCAGCGGCGTTGTGCACACGGTTCGTCTCGGTGCGTATCAGCCGCATCGAGCTGTACATTCCGGACTGCATAGCGTCGGCGAGCTGGCGCGCCATTACCTGCGGACCCGCTCCCGTCATAATTCCACGCGCCACAATACCGTATGCGCTGTTGGCAAGCGCGGATGTGTTCTGCCAGATACGGTCGGAAAAATTCGCGCCTTTCCATCGGTCATTTACTATGGTGTTTACGGCACCTTTCGACAGGGCTGAGAACTCAAAGCCTAATCCCGTGCCGATCTGCGTGTCATATATGCTGCGATAGTATGTATCCCCGCTCACGTCTTCAAGCAGCCGCTTGAGTTCCCGCTTCTCCCGGTCAGCAAGCAATGCCGTTTCCGTCTCGATATTGGCTTTCAAAGCCTCAAGGCGGTTTATCCTCGCGGCGTATGCCGGCGCATTGAGACGAGCAAGTGCTTTTCTCTTTATGACCGGGTCTTTTATGTTATTGAGCTCTTTGCGCAGTGCTTCCAATTCCGCTTCCGATTCTTTGGTGTTCAACATCCGACGAGCTTCTTCCGGCGTCAATTCACTGTTTGCCGCATAACGCGAAAATATCCGGTTTATGCGGGCGTCGAGGTCTTTCTGCGCCTTGGCGTATAACTTGACGGTTTTTGTCTTTATAACCCGTGTCGAGGCACGTCGGGCATATTCCTCGCGCTGCAGTGCCCGCTCCTCCCAATAGAGATCAGAGCGCATTATTCATCATCCTTTTCGGAATCGTCCTTGTCGTCATCGTCGCCGATAAACATCTTTGCGTTTTCCTCGCGCTGCTTCTGCAGCTCTTCATACGCCTGCGCGACATCATCAACAAACGGGTGCTTTGCTAAAAGCATCTTATCGGGCACAAGCCCCTGCGACTTCTGGATTATATCCACCGTCTCCGCGTCATTGACTATCATCGACTTGTGGACATCGTATTTGATAAGCGTATAGTCATAGTCGGTACCGTTCTTCAGGTTGATATCCTGCGTAATAAACCATGACAGCTCTTTCAGCATGACCTTTAACTTCGAGACAAGCGGGTCAGCCTTGAGGTCAAGCAGGGTGTAGCGGAATTTCAGACTGACGCCTGACGGCGCGCTGCCGAGCTTTTCATCGTTCATATCAATACCGCGCCCTATATGGTATATGTCCCGGCGCAGCATATCGAGCCAGGCGAGGCGCTCGGTGACATTCAGCGTGACCTGCTCCGCGCTTATCTTGCCGGACGGATCGCTTATTGACACTGCCTTGTTTATCTGCAGCTTCTGCTGTATCGCTTTTGCAGTCTCTCCGCCGTATCCCTGTATCATCCAGTAGAGCTCGACGAGATCTATCTGATTATTCGTCGACGCAGAAGATATCAGGTTATATGCGTCAAGCAGACCTTTGATTCGCGAAAGGTCGGTCTGATGCGCAGAGTTGTTATAAAGCGGAACAAACGGGATTCTTCCCCACGATTTTGCCTCAACCGAGACGCGCTCATCGTTGATTATCTGCTCGTTATACCAGTGCGGGCTGTTGCTTTCGAGCACAAACTCCCCGGCATCGTTTTCGACATAGCGTTTTACCCCTGTCGCAGTCCACCACTCTACCCGCTCCCGCTCCGTCTCCGTGCCGTTTTGCACGACGGTTATTTTATAATGGCGGAAAAAGTCGGTAATCACCTGCTGATAGCTCATATCGCGGCAGGCAATACATTCCGTTGTTGGGATAACAACAAAACAAAGCTTGCCGGCTGCCGAGTAATAGGCATGCAGCCATCCGACGATACAATTCGACGCATTTGTCGCGAGGTCGGGGAGCATGTCCACAAAAGCCTCGTCTGAGGTCACTGCGGTGACAGCGTCCTCAAAAGCTTTCAGGCTTTCATCCACACTGCCCGCTCCGTCATTTGCACCCTCGACGGAGACGGAAAGCGGCTTGCCGAGGATGTACGCGACTTTCTGATCGACCATCAGCGCATGGAAATTATGCACATTGTGGTGATTCGAATTGTTTTCATTGATTATCTTAACACCGCCGCGCTTTATGCCCGCCGGGCTGTTTTCGTCTTCTTCGTAGACGACCGTCTCGCGAAAATCTTTCTGCAGAATGTCCTGCATACCGCGATAATATCGGAGTCCCTCGCATGCCGCCAGATACTCCGGGTCTTCCCGCGCATTTTTAAGCACGGTTTTGATAATCTCATCGTCCGTAGCCGTATGGTGATACGCGAGCTTTTCTCTTATCAAGTCCATATTGTTAATCATTAAGTTACCCTCACATTCTGCTGGTCGTTCTCTGTGGCGTAGCGCGTGGCGTCAATCGTGTGGTTGTCTCTATCGGGATAGTTCGCCTTATAATTGCCGTCCTTATCCCGTTCGAGCTCATACGATGAAAATTCCCGCGCCGCGTTTGGACAGCGGGCGGGATCTATTATTATTTCGTCGAGGTCGCGCAGCCATTCTATGCCGTGCTTCACGCTGTCCGGACCCTTGCGTGCGCCTCTGACTCTCAGACCGTATTCATACATATCGGCTATAGACTTCGGTTCGGCTGAGTCTGCGATAATTTCGCCGACAGCTCCGCGAGATTTTATACGGTCGGCGGCCAGTCTGTTGCTCATGCCCGCCGCGTATATCTCGTCGTATATGTACAGCCGCCTGCGCGGCTTGTCATAGTTGCATGATATAAAAACAAACGGGTCAACCGCATAGCCCCAGTCTATGCCGCGCCTGATACGGTCAAACCGCGCAATCTCTTCGGCACTGATGGGTCGGATACTGATGTTCCGGAATACCTCGCCGCCCGTGCCGGTAACTTCCCCGAGAAACTCGTGCCGATACCGTTCCGGCGAGTGCTGTTTCAGGTGCTCCGCCTCCAACAGCAGCGGCGCGCCTATCCAGTCCTGCGGCACAGTCAAATATGTGCTGTGATGTACCAGGCGGTCGGCGCGCTCTACGCGCACCTCATCATTCACCCACGCCCGCAGCGACTCAGGGGGATTGTACGAATAAAAAACATCGAATTTACTGCCGCCGCGCATGACCGACTGCAGCACATTATCGGTTTCCCGCATCCCGGAAAACTGATTCCATTCCTCGAACCAGATATAACGAAAATAGCCGAACGGGATTTTTATGGACTTGACTTTCATCGGATCGTCAAGACCTCGAAACATAATCGTTTGCCCGCTCGGCAGATATGTGATTTTCATCGGACTGACCGTCGCTTTAAAATACTGCGACACGCCCAGTTTATCAATAGCCCACAGCATTTGTGCAAAAACGCTGTCCCGCAGCGTGTCTGCAATTTTGCGGAACACGATCGCGTGCGCGTCAGGGTTTTTAATGATGCCGCAGACAATTTCAAGCGATATATAGCTGCTCTTCGTGCTTCCGCGCCCGCCTTTAAGCACATAGTGCGTATGCTGCCCAGCACACACATCGCGATGCACCTCATAAAACGACGGCGCGATTATGTCAGTAAGCCTGACGGCCATGTTAGCCGCCCCCTATATCGTCGATAATCTGCGGCGCGTTGACGGAAACTTCTTTCTTTTCAACCGCTGTAAAACCCGCTCGGTCGAGAATATCCTTTGCGGCCGCGATAATATCACGGTCATCGGCATACTTTTTCTTCAAAATTCCCGCCATTGCTTCCTGGGCATCGGCGGCATCATACAAAAAGCGACGCCGGATACTCTCCGCGATTTCTTCCTCTCGCCGTGCCATATATTCCTGCGCATCTTGGCGTTTTAAAATATATGTCGCCATCGTCGCCGCCGACCTTTCGGAATAACCGGCAGCAATAGCCGACTCGCGTGCTGCCCCGTATGCTCTTTTTCTTTTAACAAACTCATCACAAAAAGCAATCATCCGCTCTGTCATTCGACTTTGCCACCCCCTCTGTTTTATAAAAGTCACAAAGGCTTTTAATTTGTCGCGCGCGTGAGAGTTTTATAATGCTGTTATAAATTAAATAATTTTTTTGTATTCATCTCTTATTTCTCGAAAAAACGAGCTGTAAAATTCGAACAGTTCTGCTGATTTCTCCAAGCGGAACTGCTCAACTTTTGGATTTTCGTTAAGATTTGAGGAAGATTCGATAACAAACTTTCCGGCATCGGTATCGAAAAGCATCACCTTGGAATGGTTGTTATACATATTCACGGTCCAACCGTTTGCGTTGAATATGTCTGTTATCTGCTCGAGATATCCATACCCGCGATTATGCTCGCAGTTATCTTTCATCGCACCGCCGACGAGCAAATCAACCTTGTCCAATCTGCCATCATTGCGCAGACCGTCAAGCATTTGCGCCTGCCGAACACCGACGCGCAGCGTTGACGCAAACAGACTCTTTATGCGCGTCTGACCGGTAATCCAAACGATAAAGGCAATCGAGCTGAACCCGCCGGATGTAATATACACAAAGCTTTCGTCTTCCGGAAGCTTTGGAGTCAGGTCTTCTATTATCGCGTTTTCACGCATAATGTTAAAACTCTGCCGCTTTTTCGGCTGAGTAAATACTTTGTGCTCCATTTTTTCACCATGAAAAAAGCAGCCTAAAAGGCTGCTCATGTTATTTTTCTTTGTCGCCAAACTCATATCCTACTCTGCTCTTGGCAACAAGCAGCCACGTCGGATATGCAGCTTGAATCTCGCGCACATGCATGCGGTACGTCGGCGCAAAAAGAACATCTGCCATGTCTTTTGACGCTTCCGTCCGAAACGCTTCCGAAAATTTCGTGCTGAGACCGACCGTTCGAATCTTTTTGATAACTGAAGTATCCCGATCAATAAGCATGATCGTAAGGTTGTAACCCTCGCCCTCTTCCGGCTTTGGAAGATTTGTCAGCTTGCTAAGTTGAATAGCATACGGCATTTCCGCCCAGGCAAGCGTTCCGAGCTTGCAGAACAGGAAAAGTATATCGTCTATTCTTGCCAAGCGAATTTCACCGGGAACGCCGGGCTCAAAAGCCTGCATTTCTTCTTCGGTCGGCGAGCTGTAGTAATAAAAAATATTAAGTCCCGCTTCATCGACCTCAAACACGGTGCAATCTTCGTTGTATCCGTCGAGGATGTGTGTTTCCTCTCCGACCTTAAAAACATTCATTTCGTGATTCTCCCTCGTCTTTTTTTCGAGTATATCACAAAATCAAAGTTCTTTCAAGTTTTCACTGTCCAACAAAACGGACTGTAAAAGCGCACCTCTCGGCTCACAGAGAGGTGCGTCAAATGAAGGTGTTGGCGGCGCGCGGAGTCAAACCGCGCCTCCGGGGGATGGGAGCCCCGGAGATAACCGTATGCTGCCATATGTGCCGCCCGAGCTGCGTCTTGTCATCAGCCATCGTTTTACCGTCCGCAAACTTGTGCGCCCGATTCGTCCCGGAACGCCCGATACTTAACTTCTCGCGCTTCCTCGCCCTCTTGGCGGCAGCGACTTATAAATGGGTTTTGGAGCGGAACAAAGGACTCGAACCTTTAATGCACTTATGCGCATATCGCCTGAAAGCTCCGCATAAAAAGCCCTGCTATTAAACCCGCCGCAGGGCGAGGCGGGAAGAAAGGAGAAAAGAATTATGTAGAACTCTGTTTCAGCCATTCGGCGATCCGGTTTTGAGCGACGCGATAATATCGCTCGTCTTTTTCAAAACCGGTGTAGTGCCGTCCGGTGTTGATGCAGGCGATGGCGGTCGTCCCGCTCCCCGTGCAATTGTCGAGCACGGTGTCGCCTGCGTTGGTGTATGTGCGGATGAGGTATTCAAACAGCGCAACCGGCTTTTGCGTCGGGTGCAAGCCCCGCTCACAGTTGATTCGCAGCAGATTCCGGGGATATCCGGTCACATATCGCAGCGAGTCTTTGCCGAGAGTGCTGTCTTTGTAGATGCCGTCCGTTTCGCGTTTGCCTTTTGTAACTATCGGCTTTTCGAGATGTTTGATGCCTTGCGGATTGTATGTCGGCGCTTTTTTGTAAAAAACACAGACATCCTCTATGCAGCGCATCGGCTGATATTTTGCAAAGGTAAATCCGGTCGGCATGTTCTTCTGCCAGTACCAGCAATAGCGGAAAAATCGGCGGCAGCTGTTAATGACGTCGGTCGTAAACGGCTGCGCGGCCGTAAGCACCACAGCGCCGTTGTCTTTCAGGATCCGCCAATACTGCGACCACAAAAGGCCAAAGTCCAGCGCGTTATCCCACGCGCAGTCCGTCATACCATATGGCAGATCGCAAAGAATCATATCAATGCTGTTGTCGGGATAGATTTTCATCCCGGCGATTCCGTCGCCGAGAAATATCTTGTCTAAGTACTCCAAGTTACACTTCCTCCAGTGATTCAAAAAATCCGGAATTCCGCGCTTTTCGCTTATCAGAGTACTCTACATTACCCATTATAGGCTCAAGTTGGTCCCCTTTGTGCACTCTTTTATTTTTGCTCGCGGTCGAGGATGCAAAAGAATTTGTGGCGGAGATTATAAAACTGCCTGCGCCCGCTCGGCACCGGCATATATTCATACGGCGTCCCCTGCGTGACGTTCTTGAGCAACGGTGTTATCAGTCCGACATCAGAGCCGCAGGCAAGCTTCACACACCGCTCAATTAGCGCGACATCTTTCTTTTCCCGCTCCCGGCTTTCTGCCCTTTTTGCCGTCGGATCAGAGCAGCCCGAAGCGGACGGCATCCCGGATGGAGCCGCCGCCGATAAAGCATATGTATCTTTTGCCCGCTCCTTTTTTCGTGGATACTGCAAGCAGAAATATTTCAGCTCCCTATACCGCTCGCGGGGAATATCATATTTTTTCGGCAAATCCTTATCTCTCGGCATTATCCGTTACCTCCTAATAGCTCGGGGTTATCATAGATATTGCCGACAACCTCAACCTTTTCCGAATCATGGTCAAATATTGTAAATTCCATGCCCGCTCGCCAGATAAAACTTGCGAGACCGTTATCATAGTCAATTTGATAAAAGCACATTTTGCCGAGCCAAAATGTCTTTACTATATCACCCTCAAAAATCTTTGTGCCGTTTTTATCTTTAAGACCTGTGTATTGCCCCACAGTTTCAGGATTAACAAAAATTTGACATTTGTTTCCAAACCTATCGGGATATATAATTATTGCTCTGTCGTCCTCAGTTGTGTCCAAACTGCCAAAGCACCAACTATGATTTATGACTCCAGAAAAATCTTTACCTCTAAACAGTATCTCACGCATTGTTGTTCCCTCCGTCCATTTTTGCGCCGCAGTAATGGCAATAAAAGAAACCACGGCTTCTTGGTGTTTCTCTTCCAGTCGCGATGTCTATACTGTGATGACATTCGGGACAATAATAATTACCGTCGTCAGGGTTGTTGTACATCTTAATCCATTCGCCATGTTTAATCTCTTGTACATCAGCAGCGGGAGCTTCTTTTAAAATTTTAACAGCGGCATTCCAGCCGTCCGCATAACCCTTGTTCTCAAAAACATCTCGGTTGCACAAGCCTATCCCGAGTGCAGCACGATCAATATAATCGCTCATTTTGTTTTCCTCCTCTTCGTCGCGAAACTTGACACATTTACAAGGCTTTAAAAAGCTGACATCCGTCAGCAGTTTTTCCTTTTTCTCGGTCGATTCGGCGGCTCGTCTTCGGGCTCCTTTATGTATTTAAAACACATATATCCGAATCTGTTTTGAATGCACTCGACAAGGCGATAGCCCTTCGGGGCGATCGGCGGGTTGTCCGGGCTGTAGCTCCGGAGCGCGACCTTTGCGTCCTCGCTGTCAGGCTGCCGCATGTTGCGGGTTGATAAATATCTATGTTTAGTGCCCTGCTCGGGCGTCCAATGGTCGAATAAGTAATTGGCAAGACCTGTGTAATCGCAACCGTGGTCTATACCGTTATAATAGTTGTGTCGGCGCAGGTGCTCTATCTGCACGATATCGCCATAGATCCACTGCGCTTTGATGATCTCTTCCGGCACGCCGTCGGAGACCATGTGGAAATGTATTCTTTTTGTGTTTCTGCCGCGTCCCATATAAAGGTTGATTTTCGCTTCCGGGCACGCGTATTGTAGTCTGCGTTTATATAATGTACGCAACCGGCGCGCCTCGCCCCAGTCGTGTACTTCGTGGTCATTGTCAAAGGTAAGAGTGGAATAAAGGGAAGTCGGCGAGAAATTCTCGTTGAAAACTCGCGCGTGCTTCCGCCTTGCTATCATCAGATTGTGGCGCTCGCGCTCCTCGTCCGTGCGGAGCACCGGCTTGTACTGCGCTTTTGCGACATTGGCGGTGCGGTCAGAAACCGTGTAGACTTCCTGCTCGCAAACCGCGCCGGAAAATATTCGTTTCTTGACTCGCACCGCTTTTCACATCCTCATTTCAAATTTTCGTATTTTACCGAACTCATCGACGAAAGCTCGTCGAGATATCCGACAATGTTCTCCGTCAGCACCCGCGTTGTGCTGATTGGGATAATCGCCATCACAAAGAATCCGGCTTTCGCCGCAAAGAACGCGCCGGCCGCGGTCTGACGGTAGTACAGCTCGAACTCGTCCACATCAAGCGGCTCGAGATATTTTGACTCGACAAACTCTATTCCGGCCGAAGTCTTATATGGTATATAGTCGTAAGAGCCTATCCGCAGAGATATCGGCAGAGGATCGCAGCGCTCTTCTCCGTCAAATTCGTCTTTGACCATCTTCAAAAACGCTTCCGGCGGCTCGGCGGTGTATCGCTGCACGATTTTGTCCGCCTGCGTCGGTGTGATATCGAAAGATGTCATAAGCGAGTCGATTGAAAACACCGGGCAGTCGTTAAGATAGTAGGCGGCGAGGCCGTCGCCGAGCATCTGCGTTATCATATCGTACAGTGATATGTGCTTATTCGCCTTGCACAGACTTATAATTTTTTTGATTTTCATAAAAAGTTCCTTTCTGCTTTATTAAATCGATGTCATCCGCCCGCACGTTCCAGTCCTTTTTTGCCTCATCGCGCTCGTCGACGCCCACCAAAAGCCCACCGTCGGAATTGATTTGAAGTTCAAATTTATATTTTTTCGGAATGGAAGCTCCACATTCTTGACATTTGATGCAGAACACCCAGCCTCTAATCGCGCCCCTTTCGGTGGACGCTGTCGCCACATATTTTGCCGGTGCTCCGCAAAACGGGCACCTTCTCAATGGCTCTCTTTGCGACTCAAACTCAAACATCGTAAGCACCTCCGTTTTTCGAGGTAAAAGGGTTCGTTATCCATTGTTATTCCTCCATCGGTTCGTTCCAACATTCCTTGTTCCAACATTCATCGCATTCTAATACTGGACACTCTCCGCCGTAAATTCTTTCTCTGCATACAAACGGGGTTCCATCTGAGTTGCTCCGCGCTTTCGGGAACTTCTCAAAGAAGTCCTGCGCGTATGTTTTCTTCGGCTGTTCGTCGCTCCATTTTTGCACAGTTTCGATTGCCGTTTTAATATCCTTATCACGGATTTTTGAATACGTGAGCTTGCAAAGCCCAAACATCGGGCAGTCCTCTTTATTAGCCGCATTAGCCACGCACTCACCACGTGAGCCACAAAGTCTTTTGAGTTCGTGTAAAAAGTTTATTGTCTTGTTACAATCCATTTTTAACGCTCCTTTACCATTATTTCTGTTCGCGGGTTTTCTTTGTCATAGCTCCCGCAGAGCTGAAGCTCAACATTTGAAAAGCTGTCATCTTCTGCCTTGTGCGGATCCGCGCCCCGCGAACTTGTTGAGCGAAGGTGGGGTATCGGGGATAGTGTAGATGTATCTTTTGCGTTCGCATTGCGGGCATATCTGCCGCCCCTCGGGGACTATCTCTCCGCAACAAATACATCTGTCTGCATTAGCCATTTTCAACCCTCCTGCAGCAGCGCTCCGAGCTTCTGCATCGCGTCGCGAAGCTTAGCGGCGGTGGTCGCGTCATCCATCGACGCGATTATACCGCGCATGACATTGATATATTTCTGTATGCTGTCAAAGTAGACGCTGAATTTTGCGACCTCCGGCGAGGCGGTGAGCTTCGCGTCCTTTTCGACCTTTTCGAGCCGTCCGGTCAGCTCGCTCTTTTCTTTTTCGGCGGCGTCGAGCACCGCCTTGTATTTCTTCTCAAGCTCTTCGGAAACTGACTTCTTTGCTTCATCGCGTGCCCGCTCCACGGCCTCGGCGATCGCTTTCTCCTTGTCCTTTTTCGCCTTTGCGCGCTCTTTTTCGATCGCGTCGACGGTGTACTGCTTTATTTCTTCGGCGGTCGGCTCGCGCATGACTGTCGCGGCAGGCTTTTCGGACGCCGCTTTCAGCTCCTCGCGCAGCCGGCGGACGGTGTCGGAAAGGTCTTCGTGCTCCTGACTGCTTTTCGCGAGCTCGTCGCGCTCGGCAGTGATAAGGGTCAACTGCTCCTGCGCCTCGTGCAGCTTGCTGATAGTTTCTTTCAATTCGCGGGTGGACATCTCCGCGACGTCGTTGTTCTCCTCGACCTCCCTGCGTTCGTACCACGGCAAGGCGGCGAGCATTCCGAGCTTCGAGATTCCGAGACTTGCATTCGACTGCAAATATTTCTCGCCAAGCGACTCGAGTGCTTGTATATATGTATAGGCTTGTCGCTGCTTGATACCGACATCCTGCTCGACATACTCTTCAAAGGTCTCGTGCCCGAGCAGAAGATATTTACGCTCGTCGCGCATCCTTTTAAGATTCTGACAAAAGTCCACCATAGCGGACGCGGCAAGGTTGCCTTTTGCGATTATCTCGTAGTGGAGATTTAACGCCTCGTTCTGTTCCTCGCTCAGGTTCCCGCTGAGTTCCATGCTTCTGATTACTTCGTTCATATGTTTCTCCTCTCTCACGCTGCCGCGTGACTTTTCTTTTTCTTATTTCTAATGTACCCGCTCCACGCGTCCACAAAGGCTTCGACCTCCGGCGTCTTGCCGCAGTTGTGCAAGCCACGGCACTGGACGATGCTCTCGGTTTTCGGGTTATATTCCAATGTATAAAAAGGCTTGTCCGGCTCGCTTTTCTTTCTGATAAAAAAGATAACCGTCTGCCCGCTCAGGTGTTTTTTGGCATATGTTGCGACGCAATGGTGCAGAGCGCTTCCCTCGTCGATAAGCTCGGCGCGACTTCGCGCCGGACGAATCAACAGGCCGCTGCTTTCAAAATCAAAGTCCCGCTCGAGCTTTTTGAGCCGCTTCCCAAACTCTTCCTGCATTCTGCGCGTCTCTTCGAGCTCCTTTTGCCGTCTTGCTTCCGCGAGCGCGTCAATCGTGCGCTGATGCGCCTGCGCGAGATCTGGCGGCGTGAGGATATCCTCGCGCTTGAGGTCAAGATTAAGCTTTTCGCAGTCATTCCAATAGTCGCGGAGCATATACGGCTGCTCGTTCTGCTTTTCGAGGTATTTCACCGCTTTTTTAAAAGGCAGACGCTTTTCAATCTGCGAGACGCAATAATCGTCAGAGGCTCTGTATGCCTTCGCTTGTTCAACTGTGATTTCGTACTTTTTGGCAAGCTGCGCATAAAGCACGGCATCGCGCGTTTTTTTGGGGAGTTCTCGCAACTCCTTTTTCGTCAGCCCGAGAGCCGCCGAAACGGTCTTTGCACGTCGGTTGACAACTCCATTCGTCCACGAGTCATTGACCGCAAGCCTGATAAAGCCTTCTTTCACCAGCTTTTCCGTCAGCACCGGATATTTGACATATGTATCAAGCCAGCCGCAAGGATTTCCGCCGAAGTTTTCCATATATGCCGACATCTGCGCGTACTGCAAATTGGTGTTTTTAAAAGTCTCGTCATTAAAGCCATAATAATGGTTTTCGGCATAATTTTTTACGCTTGTATAGTACGGCTGTCTTGAGCTTGGCTCCGGTATGGTCGCCATGCGCTCCCAGTCCTGCTCCCAGCCGTGAAACCCATACGACCACCTTTTCGCCCACACGGTGTCAACGCCGGTGTTGTAATAGATTCGATATTCCTCAAAAAAATCGGTCTTGACCGTCGTATAGTCCAGACGGTAGTCGCGCTCCACAAATCCCGCCCGGACGAGGATTCCGCCGTCCCGCAGTTTCGTGGCAAAAAGGATATATTTTTGGTCATACATATATTTTCTGCCTCTGCCGCTGTCGTGGAACTCGACCGTGCTTTTGCACGCCGGGCAAAAGCCTATGTCCTTGTGTTTGCAGTTGACATTTTGCACATCGGCGGCGCTGTATGTCCGGCCGAGCTCAAGCACCACATCCTTGTGGCAGTGCGTACAGTGTCCGTATCTGACGCCGTTTTCGCGGTGCGTGAAGAGATAGCGGCTCCCCAGCAGGACGCTGTCGTCAACCCACTGCGCGACCTTTTTCGGCAGACCGTCGATCGACTTGGCAAAAGCCATTTTTTTTGCGTGCCGATACTGTTCTTCGGTGATTTTCTTCGCTTTCTGTCCCATATTGCCACCTCACAGCAGATCCGCAAGGTCAAGGCTGATAATGTTGTCGGTCTTCGGCTCTTCGGCGATTCCGTAATATTCGCGAATCCAAGAGTAGACCGTTTCATCTTCGACCATCGCGCAGCCGTTCTCGGCATGCTTTCTTGCTTTTCCTGTCACGGCTTTCACACAGTCCGCAAGGCTCTTTTTCCCATCCGCGACCTTGCCCGCACTGATATCGTCGGTTATAAGCGCATCGATGATATACTGCGCTATGCGCTTCTGATTCGTGCCGCCCTTTTCGCCCTCGGCGTCGATTTTGGCTATTGCCTTTTTCATTAGCTCTGTCATTTTTCTGTCTCCTTTAAATTCAGATATTCCGATATTTCTTCCTTTGCCCGCTCCCAGCCGGAGCACCACACGGCGCGGAAACCTTGCCTTTCAAGCGCTTCGAGCCACCATTGCTGGTCGACCGTCGGCTTGTTTCGGCCGGCTTTCATTTCGATATATAAGCCGTGGTATTTTCCCCGGGCGACCGGAAGGCAGAGGTCGGGCACGCCTTTTTTCATCCCCTGCCGCCTGAGTGCCGCACCGTAAGCCGCGCTGCGCTTGCCCTCGTTCGGTATGTGGTATAAAAGCTTCAGCTCCGGGTGCGCGGCGGACTGGTATTCCGCCCACACGAAAAGCGCCTCCTGCTCTTCCGCTTCGCGGTTCTCGCGGCGGTTCGCGCTTGCCTGGTCTTTCTCAGTGCTCTCGCCGTCCGTCGAGTAGACGGTCAGGCTGTCCAATTCGCACCCGCAGGCGCGGCAGAGCCTTGTTTTGCCGCCGTCGGCAAAATTATATTCGCGCCCGCACTTCGGGCATCTGTAAGATCGTATTTTCATATCGCGCCCCCGTTGACATTTTCAGGCGGCGGTGTTATACTGTTAATGGTGTTTGGTGTTGTTTTGACAACATCGTTTGGGCGTCCTGTTACAGCAGGGCGTCCTTTTTCATATTTGTCAAGCCTCGGCAACACATTTTTCGCATATTCGTCAAGATAAGCCACGACAGCCTCACGTCCGTCGGCTTTCCAGATGTGCTTACGGCTTTTTCCTTTTTCTTCAATGATTATCAAAAATTCACTCGGGCGGCTGTTTTCGTCCATGCCACGGCGGCTTCTGTCAAAATATATCGACACCGGCACGGATATAGGCAAGCGCAGCGCAGAGCCCTCTTCGCGCTCGATTTCTTCGACCCGCTCCGCCATTTGAGGTATGTATTTTTTAATCATCTGGTTGTCAAAGTCAAAACGCTCGTTGTCGGACAGCGCGTGACGCTCGCCAAGCTGATTTTTGTAGTGCGTATACTCGATAGCCATGTTTTGATTTTTAAGGTTTGTTACATAGCCGTAAGTCTTGCCGTCGTTATAATCCCGGCGGCTGACGAATCGGCCGCTATAGTCGGCAAGCACTGCATCAAGCACATCGGCGTGCATTAAGATATGATTCTCTTTCATCATATTTTTGCTCCTTTCTTTTTGAGATAATATGCGCAGCAATCGTTTGTCGCGGGGATCTCGCGGAATCGGTCGGTGATGTAGGTATAGGCACAGCACTTTCCGTCCCAGCCGTCGCCCGCACAGTCAATTTTCCGCAGGCAATGGCAGCTTTTACAGACCTTTTTCCTGCGCCATTTTTGCCCGCTCCCCGGCGCGTCAGCTGTCTTTTCGAGTGCCTGCATCGCGCCCGCTCCTCTTTGCTCTGATTTTGGCTCTGACTCTGTCTTCAAAGACGATTAGCTTGTCCTCACGGATAAAGCCGTAGATGATAAGTATGACGACGGCGATTTCAAAAACCGTCTGAATTGCAAACTTTAATGCCATGGTTATACCTCCGGATTTAAACTTTTAAGAAATTTTATTATGTCTTTTGAAAGAACCACATTGCTTGTCGCTGCTGCATATGTGTGCAACGCATCTCGTGCCGCAAAATCTTTGTCGGGACGCAGCACAAAGCATCCGTCAATTGACGCACCGCTTTCGTTGTCATATACGCGATACTTGTGATAAAGCCCCGGTTCTGCTTCCTTTGGTAAATCCGGTAAAGGCATCCAGAATGTCACCTGCGGCTGTTCCCAATCCGGAAATTCGTCCAAATACCAACCTTCATCGATAAAAAATGTTGCGATTTCGTAGGAATTAACTAAACTCACATGCTCTCGTGGTCTGCCGTTTGCAATTACTAATACCACCTGGCAATCTTCCGGGAGCCTGTCATCGACGCTTATCCACGGCGACGCGGCCGGCTCTTCAAGCCGTTTCCTCGCGGCGCGGATAATTGCGCAGCTGTGGCAGGCGAGAGATTCAGCCTGCTTTGATATCTTGTGGATTGCCGCAATAAAGTCTTTATTATCAATCATTTTCCTGCCTCCTCAAAGAATCTATGCCCGCCGATGGTGCAGACATAGGTCTGCGACTCGTGCCATATGCTTTGGCACAGCTCCGGCGCGTAGAAATACAGTATCTCGGCATCCGTCGCCACATTGCCGTCGTCAAAGACATCGGAGACCGCGCTCTTGACTTTGTAGCTCGGCTCGGGGCGCTTGTCGGTGTAGCCGTATCGTTTGACGATCTCGGCGGGGCGCGCGTTTTCCTGCTCGCAGGCGTTTAGGATGCACTGCGCAACAGCCATCTGACCTATGTACGGCTCGGCTCCCGCCTCTGCCATGACTACCCGCTCAACCTCATCGCGCTCGGCGGCGGTCAGGGCGTATCTGACGCTTGCAGTTGACTGCAAAACCGTTTCCGCCTTTGCCTCCACCGCCGTCTCCGGCTCGGTCGGCTCGACATAATAGACCTCCGGCATCGCGCTTGTTATCTCCGGCAGAGCCGCGAGTATCATAATCGCCACCAGCGCGACGACCGCGCCGATGATAAGCAAGTCTTTAGTCATCATTGCCAGCCCCCTTGTGCATCGGCTTGACAATAGTCAGCCTTGTGGTGTGCCGGTTTGCCAAAGTAGCAAGGTTGTCCGCCGCGCCAAGCACTTCTTCAGCGGTAAGCCCGGCTTTTTCGGCGGAATCCTCAACAGCTGATATTGCCAGTTTGCAGGCTGCCACAATTACACACATGTCCGTTGTTCCGATTCCGCCGAAAGCATTTAAAATCTCCTGCGCGAGCATTACGCTCAACAATTCGGACATCGTTGCCGCTTTGTCGATATCGCCACTTTTTAAATAGTGGATCTGGGCATTGTGAGCTTCTTTTAAGCTTTTAATCATTTTCTTTTCTTCCTTTCTTTTTCTTCTTTAAGCCGTCTTTCTTTTCTTGAGCCACAGCTCATATTCTTCTCTGACGCCCGGGATTTCAAAATACCGTTCTACCGCACGAAGCGTCGACCGGGCTAAATGCGTCATCTCGCTGTCAGGCACCGCCGACAGGTCGAGTTCTGCCGTTTGAGACATCGCAGAAACTCCTTTCTCGTTGTTTTATTTCTTTTTGTGTGATATACTTTCTCTTGAAGGGGGGTGATTGACTTGTCATATAAGCGGTATTATCTTCCCGGTGTCGATGAGATTCATCAGCTGGTCGAGACACCTGCCTCAAAAGAGAAAACAGATCGGATTCGCTTCGTCGTTACTGTAGTCGTTTCCGTTGTAGCAACAATAGCCTCTATTGTTGCTGCTGTTTTTGGGGCTCTTGCTTACTTTGGTTAAGACAGTTACAATGCCACAATCCACGTCGGTCTCTGCCGCAGTTGCTATTTCCGCGGCAGTACGCCGGCTGTGTAAGCGTAACGGTTTCGATTCGATGAGTTTTTGCGTATATGATTGCCGTCATATGCGCAAAAGCTTTTTTTACTCGTTTCTCAAACTTTGTCATAGTCCCACCTCTCTTTCATTTACAAAGCCCGCATTTGTACCTAATTCGGTACATTTTAAGTTAAAAAAAGATTTTTCTGCGGCTGATTTAAAAGGCGCGAAAGCATCTCACCTTGCGCGTTTGAAAAATCGCTATATCCGTTTATTTTGTCCTTATAGGTTCGCACAGTCACGCCTAAATACTTTGCCACATCCTCATCGGATAGACGTGCTAACCTTTGGTATGCAGGGATGGCATAGTATTCCGGATGCTTTTTCGGTCTGTTCCTTTTCATTTCTCCACCTCCTTTTGTACCGCTTTCGGTACATTTAGAATAGCACTGTTTTGTACCGTTGTCAACACTTTTTGGAAGTTTTTTTCATTAAAATGTTGCTTTTGCGGTAAATGCATGATATCATATTTTTGAGGTGGTATAAATGACTCACATTTTTGGAAAGAAACTTAAAGAATTAAGAAAGGCAAAGGGACTTACACAGCAAGAGCTTGTCGATACAGTTAACTCAAAATATGGGACCGCCATTAACAGAACAACAATAAGCAAATGGGAAAATGGAACACAAGAAGCCGGTATGAGTTTTGTCCTAATTTTTGCTGATTTCTTTGGAGTTTCTTTGGATTATATAAATGGTGATGAAAAAAAAAGCACCCCCGCTTCTGCAGGGGCAAAAACACGGGGTCTTATCGAAATGTATGAAAAGTTGAGCCCTCGCAACCAAGCTTTGCTTGAAACTCTTCTTGAATCAATGCTTGCGCAGCAAGAAAAAGATAAGTAAGATTTTCGTCTGAGAGTTTACTTAATTTTTCTGCGAAGTCTTCTTTGTTCATCTCGCGGGGCTCCTTTCTCGAACTTTTGTTCGATTTATATTGTAGACTCATTTTTTGAGGTTGTCAATAGAAACTTTAAAGAAAAATATCGGTTCCTATCAGCACCGATGTGTAAAATAAATAAAAAAGCCCGCTCCCGTGAGAACAGGAACGAGCGAGAGAGTGCCACAGAAAAGTAAGAAAGCGGAGAGAGTATGACAATCTATGATAGGATAAGAAAATTAAGAGAAGAGAAAGGAATGTCCCAGCAAGAACTCGCAGAAAGGGTTGGTTTTAAAACAGCATCGGCTGTTAATAAAATCGAACTGGGGCTTCGAAACATAAATCAAAGTAAAGTATCAGATTTCGCAAAAGCATTAAACACAACAACATCTTATTTAATAGATGGCGAGGACTCTTCAAGCCTTCCACCAATGGAAGCAACTTTTAGGGATAGATTAAATGAGGCGTTATGCTACCGAAAAATGAGTGCTTCTGAACTCTCTAAACTTTCCGGGGTAAACGAAGGCGCTATTAGTCAATATCGAAAAGGCGAGTATAAAGCAAGTCAAGACAGTCTTGAAAAAATAGCCGCCGTATTAAATGTATCAATTCCCTGGCTTATGGGCGCAAACGTCCCTATGCAACCGCTTAACCTTGTTCCCCCAACGGTCGCAACCGATGTCATAACATTTCCGGTTCTCGGAAGTATTGCAGCGGGATATGAAGAAATCGCGAATGAGGATTGGAGTGGGGAGACTGTAGAAATTCCAGTGTCTTATCTCAAAGGAAGAAAACAGGCTGAATTTTTTGTATTAAAAGTGCATGGGAACTCTATGTATCCGCTTTATCACGAAAATGACAAAATACTCATTTTAAAGCAAAATTGTATCGAGCATAACGGTGACATCGGCGCAGTTATCTATGATGGCGAGTGCGCCACGCTCAAGCGCATTGATGTTTTTGATGATATGGTAAGACTCAGTCCCGTGAATCCGGAATATCAACCCAAAGAGCTAAGGGGTGTTGATATGGAAACATATCACATTCTCGGCGTACCACGTATGCTTATTCGCGAAATAAGTTAAAAAGCCCGCTCCCGTGAGAACAGGAACGAGTGAGAAAGTGCCACAGAAAAGTAAGAAAGCGGAGAGAGTATGACAAATGCAGTGATATATGCCCGGTATAGCCCGGGACCAAATCAAACGGATCAATCAATCGAAGGACAAATCCACGAATGCACCAGATTTTGTGAGGATAATGACCTGCGCATCGTCGGAACATATATAGACCGCAAGCAGACCGGGCGAAACGATAACCGCGCTGATTTTCAAAAGATGCTCCGAGACAGCTCGCGACATGGCTTTTCAACCGTCGTCGTTTGGAAAATAGACCGTTTCGGGCGGAACCGCGAAGAAATCGCAAAAAACAAAGCGGTATTGCGGATGAATGGCGTCCGGGTGCTTTCGGCAAAGGAACACATTCCCGACGGTCCAGAGGGAATCATCCTCGAAAGCGTGCTCGAAGGTCTCGCCGAATATTATTCCGCGAACCTCTCGCAAAACATAAAACGCGGAATGCGGGAAAGCGCGCTCAAATGCCAGTTCAACGGCTCCGGTCTCTCGACCGGATATACCGTCGATGCGGATCACAAATATCGCATCGACCCCGATGGTGCGGCCGTCGTGCGAACGATTTTTGAAATGTACGACGGCGGCAAGAAGATAGCGGACATTCTGCGATATCTGCAGCAGAGCAACATCAAGACCATGCGCGGCAAAGAATACACGCACTACGGCATTTCGCGCATTCTCCGGAATCGCGTGTATATCGGCGAATATCACTGGCACGATATTGTCGTGCCGGGGGGCGTTCCGCAGATCATCGACAATGATTTGTTTGACCGCGTGCAAAAGCGGCTTGAAGCAAACAAGCACGCTCCCGCCGCGCGGCGCGGCGACGTTGACTTTCTGCTGACGTCAAAGCTTATATGCGGCAATTGTAAATCGACGATGATTGGAGACTGCGGCACCGGAAAAAACGGCGCAAGGTGGTATTATTACACCTGCCGCGCCAAAAAGACTAAATCAAGCAAATGCCGCAAAAAATCCGTCCCGAAAGAAGCTCTTGAGCGCGAAGTCACTGCCCTGACCGCCGCTTATGTCCTGCGTGATGATGTTATAGACTACATCGCCGACAAAGTGGTCAAAATTCAAAAATCAGAGCACGACGACAAATCGATGCTTCGCTATTTCGAATCGCAGCTCAAGGACACCAACAAAGCAATCGCGAATATCATGCGCGCCATAGAAGCCGGCATAATCACCGAGACCACCCGCTCCCGGCTGGAAGAGCTTGAGGATACCAAGCGCGACCTCGAGACGGAAATCATCAAAGAAAAGGTCGCCCGCCCCACAATCGAACGCGAGCAGGTAATCTTTTTTCTTGAAAAGTTTCGCGGCGGCAATGTCGACGACAAGGAATACCAGCGTAAAATCATCGACACCTTTGTTCACAAGGTCATTTTATATGACGACAAGATCACGATAACCTACAATTACAGCACCGACAGCACGAAAAACGCAGAAAACACGGTCGAATCCATCGAAAGCGCCGCATCTGCAGCAGAGTGCAAGTGTTCGGATAAGTACTCTTCGTCTCCACCAA